ATGCTTACTGTAAAGCAAATCGACGCAGCTAAACCTGCGGAAAAATCATATCGCCTCGCAGATGCGGGAGGGCTTTTCCTGTTCGTGCCGCCATCGGGTAAAAAGGTATGGCGTATGCGTTACCGGTTTGAAGGTAAGGAAAAGACGCTGGTCATTGGGCCCTACCCTGAAATCTCTCTTACCGAAGCCAGGGCAAAGCAGTCAGATGCAAAAATGAAGCTGCTTGCCGGAGTGGACCCGGCAGAACAGAAGCAGGCTATAAAGAAGAAAGAGAAAGCTGAGGTGGCTGATTCGTTCGGCGATATCTTCAGGGAATGGCACGCACATAAATCTAAGGTGTGGTCTAAAGGATATGCTGACGAGATGATGAGCATGTTCACTGACGACATATTCCCAATAATCGGACACCTGAAGATGGAAGATGTTGAGCCCATGACACTATTGAAGGTCATCAGGCTGTTCGAGGACAGGGGCGCAATGGAACGCGCTGATAAGGCGAGACGCAGGTGCGGGGAGGTGTTCAGTTATGCGATCGTAACTGGCAGGGCTAAATATAATCCATCCAGAGACCTTGCTGGTGCAATGAGGGGATATCGGAAAAAGAATTACCCTTTCCTTCCCATGCACCGAATACACGAATTCCAGAGAGCTTTAAACGGATATGGAGGATGGATAGTTACTAAGATAGCTGCGCAGATTCTTCACTATACAGCTATGCGCACAGTGGAATTACGTTCGCTGGTATGGACGGGAATAGATTACGAAACCAGGTTAATCAGCGTTGACCCTGAGGTAATGAAAGGCAGGAAGCTTCACGTGGTGCCAATGTCAGAACAGGTTATCGAACTCTTCAAGTTCCTGCAACAAATCACAGGGCAATATGAGCTTTGCTTCCCAGGCCGTAGCGACAGGAAGAAGCCCATCAGTGAGAACGCCGTCCTTGGAGTGATACGAAGTATTGGATATGGAGGTCAGACGAGCGGGCATGGAATGCGGCACCAGTTCAGTACCGTGCTCAACGAGAAGCACTGGAATAAGGACGCGATAGAGATGCAGCTGGCGCATGTCAGCGGAGGAACCCGCTCCGTGTACAACCATGCTGCATATCTTGATACGCGCAGAGAGATGATGCAGTGGTGGGCAGACTGGCTTGATGAGAAGGTGGTATCATAGTAATTAATACATTAATTGGTATAAGTAGATGATTAATAAAGCCATAGATTTTATAGTTCGCTTTGCTGCGCTTCTTTCTCTGATAGGGTTAATAACCGGTTACAGCAAAGGTAATGCGGAATTGCAGATTGCTGAGGTAATCATGATAGCCATCTGGTTTCAGATGGACTTTAAGAACATCAAGTCACTAATTAAAAGGAAATAAGGAAGTTATGTCAGTTTCATCAGAAGGTATGGAAAAAATATCGAAGACATTATTCTTCGCTTTTGTCTTCGCTGTCGTATTCGTTTTCTTCCGGTACATCCACCCTGTTACCGCCGCCTCTGGTGATGACTGGATTAATCTTCCATTTTACCGAGAGGCGATTCCTGAATGGGGAGGGTTTAACCCTATCAAGGTTGTTCCTGAGCTGCTATTGCCATTGATAGGGCAAATCTCATCATTCGTGATAATGCCGCTTGGCTATGATTTTTTAACTTCTATCTCAATATCTACGGCCATCTTTGTGGCGCTGTTAGTTTGTGCCTTTCTATATCAGCTTTATTTACTGATGAAAGATAAAATTGGTGCAGATAATTCCGTATCATTACTGGTGTCATTTATCTGTTTGTTGTTCCTGTTTGGCGCATTCAAGACGCTGAACGACAGCAGAAGTCCTTACCTGCTTTGGGAGGCGGGGCTTACCTGTTATTACCACTATCTGACCCCTGCTCTGATAAACGGAACCATGGTTCTTTATCTGATGAGAAATGACATAACTACCAGGTCATTGTCATCATTTCACCCACTGAAGGTTGGTTGCATCATCCTCGCAATTTATCTTTGCATATTCTCTAACATATTCTCCAATGTGTTTCTGGCTGTTTACTGTGGCGTTTCTCTGCTTCCTGCCATGCTACAGTCCGTGAAATCGAGAAAAGCAGTTTTCATTCAGTACCCGGTACAGATTTTTACAGTTGTTCTTTTCGTGATATCAGCATTTTTTGAAATGAACGGTGGCCGCGCTGGTCGCATCGGTAAAGATAAGCTCAGCATAGTCGATACTGTGAATACGCTGCTGTCACTACTCGAAACACTGAGCTATGTATTCGCAACAGTATGCGTTTTGATGGTCATTGCCGGCACGGTTTATTTCATCTGCAATGTCAAGAATGAAAAGGCAGGTCAGTTCAAATCCGTATACTGGATGTCATTGCTGTCTTTTGTTATCAGCCTGGTAGCTCTCGTTCTGGTTTGTTCAAAAGCGGGAGCCGGATATGCATCAAGACCGGTTGCCATGTTTGGCATTTTCATGTTCATCATGATCGCCTGCTTTGTATCAATAGCAGAGCTGTCAAAACGATACCGACTGATGTCATATGTGCTGCCTATCTCAGTTCTGTTTATGCTAAACGTTGTCACTTCAAAAGAGACCTCATTGCGCGAGCCTCACGATATGAACATGAAGTTCTCTGAGGCATATGCAATTTCTAATGGAGTAATTGATGCTGTGATAGCGGCAGACAAAGCAAATGCCAGATATGTAGAGGTAAAGGTTCCGAAGATTTCAGATGGCGATAACTGGCCCTTCCCTATCACAAGAGGAAGGGCGATTGGGGATACTCTAAGGTCAAATGGAATTATCAAGAATTACTTCGAAATTAAAGTAATTCCTGACGAAAGCATTAATAAAGAATTAAACTTCCCTAGAAAATAAAAAAAGCCCCTCGCGGGGCTTTTCTCATATTGCAACGTTGTCCAGTAACGTAGTGCTGCTGCCATTGTTAATGATTCCGCCAGTTCCCATGGAACCCCATCTTGTCCCTGCCACGGTATGACCAGCACCGCCAGCTATGTTTACGGCTGCTTTACCGCCTCCAACACTCACGGTATCTCGAATAAAAATCCTACTGGTCGTAGTGTCGACATATACGGCATCATATATGTTCGTATTTCCACGGCTTGAGTTGTTTATGCTATTTCCTCTGGCATTAATAATCGTGCTTGCACCAGTGAATACAATGCCATTCTGTGGGCAACCGACAATTTTGTTTTCGTCAACGCTAGAGTTAAAAAGGTTATTTATCTGTATTGCATGTGATGCCCCTGATATGCTACCTGTCATCCTTATTGTATTCATCGATATAATGCACTGACCAGAATCTACTGCGTTAGGCAGCCATACATAAATACCAACTGTCTTAGGTGAGACGATTGTATTATTTGTAAATTGAATATCATAGAAAGATGCAGACAGCTCTGGACTTACACAATAGAACCGGAACCCCCTTACACAGCTATCAAAGTGGTTATCGAATATTTTGTGTCCCTTACAGCTACGGTCTCCAATAAACACCCCGTCCTTGCAGTTAATAACATGGTTTTTGGAGATGTCACAATAATCACTCTGCTGTAGGTCAATGCCGTTATCTGGGAAGCCAGATATATAACATCCGGTTACTTCAAGCCCGAAGTTATTCTGGCTGGAAACGCCCTGAGCCCCAGCGTCTGCTGTCTGCCCGTCACCGACCATGAGTGTATTTATTAATTTATTGCGTGATGTCTTAGACGCCGTTAAGTCTGTGCGGAAGTACACACCATTATAGCATCTAAGCATTCTGCATTCTTCTACAATAGTTCCTTCGTTAGCAATGATGTAGAACGTATTCACAAAAGGAGATACCGCCAGTAACCCGCAAGAATCCGTGGTTACACGATAGATAAGAGATTCTGATGCTGAGCACGCAATGGCGGAGCGTCCAGTATTTGAGATCCTAAGATTGCGAATCTGTGCGCCAGTTGCGGTTATTGTTACGCTATACCCAATCGCACCAGTTGCCAGTGTCCCATCAATATTTAAACCATCAATGATGTGTCCAGCATTGGAAACCCTTGCTACATTAAGAGTTGCAGAAGATGGCTTGAGCGTACCATTTCGGAATACAGACTTAGCTGCACCACTAAAATCAAGATCTGCAGTTGTATAATACGTCAATCCAAGAAAATCTACTGTAGCGCCAGAAAGTATCTGAATCCTTTGAATAGCAACGGTATCATCATCCGTGGTTAGACCTGTTCCAACAGCGCCTGCCATTAAAGGGTTTATGATATCAGCGTTAACCCTTACCCATGCTGCACCGCCAGGCGTCTTGAATATGGTAACGCCATTGTCTGTATAGGAAGAACCTGATAAGACGGCTCGTAACTGCCCGCCCCCCTTTCCGCTACCAGCGGTGTATTCTCGCAGTGTTATTCTCTGCTTATCATATGATGGTTCTAATGCTCTTAGTGCGGCAACTGTAGGGCATTCACCAATAAATCTTTCACCATCATTTGCAGCCAGTTCTGTCTTTTCAATTTTTAAATTTAAAACGGACTGAACTGTTGAAGTTGTACCTGCATTATTTGTTGCCCCTATCAACGTTGCGCCTGTAGATGCCGCCAGGGATGCAATGGATGTCTTTAGGTTAAGAGCGCCCTGAACAGTTGTTGGATTTGAACTATCATCAACAGCACCAACCATTGTCGCACCAGATGATAGACCCAACTGTGCCAATACATCATCTGTTAGCTGAACCCAGTTTGACAGCGTTGACGGTGGGGCCGAAGCAAGGCAAAACGAATAACCCAAATCAGTTCTCTTAGCTATATCCCCTACTTGGGCATTCAGAGCCAGCATAGCTGCCTGAGAGCTGACAACAAATGGCTCTGTCAGTGCTATGGCTGGAATCATCGATACTGGTATCTTTCCTGTACCATCGAGAGTTGCAAACTCTGATAGCAACTTTGATGAAGGCTGAGACGCACCATCCCATAGGAATACAGAGTTCGCCCTTGTTGCAGCTAACGGAACCGGGTTAACAGCCTCTGAGCCTGAAACCCTGACGCTCTGATCTACATAGTTTTGAATGGCATCAGCAGCGGCCTCCCCGGCCGCCTCGGCAGAATTTGCTGCTGATAAGGCAGATGCTGTTGCAGAGTTTGCTGCTGATACCGATGTTAATGCTGCGCTTTCTGCCTGAGTCGCGGATGTTGCTGCCAGGCTTGCTGATGCTGCGGCCTGTGCGGCATAGTCTGGAGCAGACTCTAACTTATCTGCATACAATTTGCTCTGTGCAGCTGCGATTTCCGCAATGGAGGCATACTTTTGCGCTTTTAATGTATCTGAAATCGACATTGTGAGGTCCTGAAAATAAAAAACCCCGCCGAAGCGAGGTTATTAAGTTAATGTGCAATTACCATTCAATAATCAGCAGTCCACCGGTTCCTTGAGAGGCATTATTGCCAGCAGTATTTGTTGCACCAAGTGTTCCAGCACCACCACCACCACCCGCTCCAAATCCACTTGGTGAGGGAGATGTCGCTCCAGTACCTGATGAGCTTCCTTGTCCAGTACTTCCCCTTGATGCTCCAGCGCCAGTTCCAAATGGACCACTACCGCCAGCCCCACCAAGAGAAGGAACTATTGAGCTTATTGACCCGGTTGTTCCAGTTGATCCGCCAGGAAATCCACCCTCGCCACCAATAGGGTTGGAGGCTGTTCCTGTTGCTGATAACCCCTTTATTCCTCCAGTTCCCCCAGGCAGAGTTAGCAGAGTTCCAAAGGAGGTATCTCCGCCAGATGCTCCATTAAACCCATCTCCTCCAGCCCCACCTCCATTCCCTTTATTACCACCCGCACCAATTACAACCGAATACGTTGCACCTGGAATTACAGTTACTGGGAGGCTATATGTTGATATTCCAGCACCACCACCACCACCAGATGAGGAAGTTTTACTTGTGGAGTCAGGTGCGCCGCCACCACCACCGCCACCACCACCGCCACCACAACCAGACAAGTACAAAGTTGTGACTCCAGCAGGTACAGTAAACGAAAATGTTCCAGGGGTAGCGAATCTTGTTTTGCCCGATATGAATGGTACTTCAGGTGAAATATTAACACCGTCGCAATATATTTTTTGAATTGAGCCGGGGATTGACTGAACTGTTGTTCCTGCTGCTCTTGTGCTTATGATGACGGAAAAACCAGATGCTGCGCAGTTGTTCTCTATTGTCCAGTCTCTTACCCATTGAGGTAAGTATAAAATTCTATTTCCTGTTAATGTCCCGCTAAGGATTAGCCTTTTCTTAGATGCGACGATGTCACTCACATTAACATTGGTAGTTGATATTGATACCGATGAACTACCATATACGTACCCAGGAACCCATCCTGTTGGTAACGCTGTCGTTCCTTCTGGACTATTTGTATTTCCATTTGTAGTGTTAATCCAGAACCCGGAATAGTCACTGTTAGGTATGGTGGCCCCTTGCGGATATCCAGAAATGCTTGATGCATAGGTAGGATCGAATAGATATCCCATACCAGCGTTTTGCCATTGCTGCTGAATGGTTACAGAGTACAGCACGCCATTCACGTCTTTTCCGGAAGGAGGAATACCTCCCGCACTCAAAGGCTGCATGGTAATCGGCGGGAATCCTTTATCAAAGGTAGCCACGCCGTTATTATCCGTAGACGTGCTTGAATCAACAGGAATGGTGTTCTTTAGCCCATTAACACCAAAGGCTTTGATGATTTTAGATGGTGAGTCTGAAGAGTTCATGTCATACCTGCTGAACAATATTAACAGTTACCCCAATTGGGGCAGGAAGCGCACCTGAGCTTTGAACTATCGCCAGTTCAACTGTTGATAACTGGAATTCGAATACGTAGCTCATGACCATCTCGCCATCGTTTCTGACGTAGCAACGCCCACTTTCACCAAACATGAAGGTCAGAAGTTTGTTCAGATTTGGAATGGTGCAATCGGATATATTTGCCGCAGCTTTCATCATGATCAGCTTGCGATATGCGTCATTAGTGAGGGTTACGGTTGAGGTTAAAAGCTCGCCAGAATAGAAAGGTGCCTGATTGAATGGCTGAGGGTCATCGACGAGAACCGGGTCTGATGAAGCCTCATTGAAACCAAAGTAAATCTTGTTCTCTGTCACCGTCAGCTGCCTGCTGACAACCACGATTTTTCCCCATACGTCCAGGCCGTAGGTATCTGCTGTCTCGATGTTCCATATGACGTCATAGAAGTCATCAAGAAAGCCTTCAATGCCAACGGCATCATTGAACGAGTAAATCAGGGATTTTAGTTTCGGGCTGTCGGCATATTGCGTCAGGATGGTATCCGCGACGTTTATCATGCCAGTGTCACCGAGATGTTTGATGCATCCAGTGTTGGCACTTCGTCAATGCCAAAGGATGCGGACGTCTGATAGGTAGTTCTATCACGACTGATTGTGATACTGAAAATATCTACGTTGTCGGTATCTATCGCCTGAACGCCAGCGTAGTAACGACCGGCATAGATAGTTGACCCAATACGTGCTCTTGTGCCTCCATCCTCGCCATTGAATGCGCTGATGATCGCATTTTGTACCAGCGTCGCGATATTGCCTGGCAATGCGTTATTGTCTGCCAGCTCTACTTTGAAATAGACGCTTACCGCTGATGGTGTTTGCCACTTGATTTCATATTCCGGGTATGGCTGAACATAGTTAACATCGTCAACTACTGTGTAAGTGGTGTTTCCTACCATCGACGGTCCAGGGGGAAGTTTCTGCCAGATAGCCTTAGCGATGTCTGCAGATGCGCCACCGTACACGCACACGTAAAGTGAGTGAGGTTCCAGCGAGAAGTTAGTGAACCCCTTCGTAACCGTCAGTCCGGTATTGTTTTGCGTCACATATGCATCAGTAACGCCGCTTACTGCCAGTACGTTAGCGTATACCGCCCCAAGCTGATTATTGGAGTTACCCGCTACAGACTGCTTACGGCGGTATTCAAAGTTAGCCCGGCTTTCAACTTCATTGCCCAACACCCCAGCTGTGGTATTTGTAATGCCAGACCAGCCCTGAATCGCTCGATAAATAGTATTAAGCGCCCCAATCGGGCAGGCTATAGGTCCAGACGCCTGATTCTGGAAAACCACATCCACAGAGCCAGAAGAAGGGATAACAGCGTCAGCTAGTGAGTAGTAAAGATAACCACTGGCATCCTGCGCAATGCTGTTTGCCGGGATAACTGTACCTACAAGGCCAGTACAGGTTGCAGTTACCGTTGTGCCAATCGCCGCGATACGGTCAATGAAGTAAATCTGCCCGATCGCATCCTGCATACGTCCTTCAGCAAAGTCAGGGTTAATCTGGTTAACCAACCATGCCAGGTTGTCGTTCTTGTCTCCGATAATTGCCGTGTCGCTCATGGCAATCTGTCCCTGCGGAGTCGTCAGACTCTTACTCATCCCTCCGCCCATGGCGGTATCAAGGTCAGTTAATCGCCCGTTGAGAATGTCTATCTCATCAGGAACGGCAATGCCGGTAGCGGAAAACGTGACAGAGGGGACGGCTGTGCTAACTGTTACTTCAGCCATTTGTTACCTCAGAATTGGATTGTGGTCTGAACGTTGTTTTGGTCTGTTATGGTCATCACGCCGGATGCAAGGCGATCTGCCTTACCAACCGTGGTGGTGCAGAATGCTGACTGAACGTATGGGAGCTTTTTGGCTTCGGTAGCCATCTTGGTATTGATGAGCTGTGTGCCCGGCCAGTGACCGAGAATGCGCTCGTAATACGGAATACCCAGCGTGGTGTCATACCAGGGCTCACCGAGGAAGGTTGAGCACGCGCACGCTACGTCCTGTGCTACTGAGTATGGGTTGGCTGTGATTGCCATGCTTCCGGTGTCGTCCAGCGCGATATCCCACTGGTCTGTCAAAAGCAGTGATTTGGTAAGCATGTAAACTCCGGGCAATAAAAAACCCGCCGAAGCGGGTTAGTTTGTTGGCATTCCGGTGCTTCCGGAGCCTGTTTGTACGCCACCGTGTTTGTGCGTACTGAGATGGATGCCATTTCCTGTGACTTCTCCGGTTGCGGTAATCGTACCTCCGAATGTCGCATTTCCACCAAAGCTTCCGGAGCCCTGAGTTAGCTGTCCGTTGGCTTCAATGATAGGTGCGTTAAGAGATATTTTGTCATCAGCATTGACCACAACAGTGTTGCCATTTACCTGGACAACCAGCGGGGACACGATGTCTATTCCATCATTGGCAAACTTCACATACTGGCTTGGCTCTGCATTAAGAACCCCGCCAAGATAGATGGCATCCGAGTAGCTGTGAGTGCGATTTGACCCAGGCAATGCTGATTGCTTTGTCTTCTTAACCGCTGTGATATCGCGATCGCAAATAGCAATGAGGCCAATATCGCCAACCACAGGAGGCATAATTACCGCACTAGCACCGCGTTGTAATCGCCAAACCGGTACTCCGTGAATCACTGAATTCGGAATTAGGTCGCCACCTCCAGTGAATCCTTCGACCATTGACTTTACAGAAACAACCTCTCCAGACTCGCTAACCGAAGTTACGATCGCCAGCGTGATGAATGACTTCCCCATCAGAAACTGATGCATCAGGAATTGTTGAGAGTTGGCATCGGTTGCCGTGTCCTGAGGCCGTGTAGTAAATAAATTCATTACTGCCTCACTGTTAGCTGTCCGATTGATGCCCAGACGATGGTTGCCCACGGAGCGCCTTCAGTCCAGGTTGACAGGTGGTGAATTGCCGACTGCACCGTATAAACCCCGCTTCCGTTCGGTAGTGAGGTTTCTATCTGCACCTTCCTACCTCGCAAAATCAGATCGCTGTACTGGCACTGGAAGTTAATCCCGTAGTTACTGAATACCGGGTATCCAATTAAGCCGTGCTCTGGTGATATGAGAGGTATGGTGTCGTCGATGCTTCCACCCTGCGGCCAGATGTAAATAGCTCCCAGCCTGAAATCAATCTCGATGCCAGCTGCGTGAGCGCACTGCTGAATCTGCGCTATCGGGTTACCTTCGAAGTAAGGATTTTCAATCTTAGCCAGAACGCCGTTGTTAACCACCGTATAGCCAATGCTTGCTGCTATTGTCGTGATAATTTCAGCGACGCTTGCAATGCCTTCTTTTGAGAAAGGCGGAGCTGTAATTGACTGGTCGAAACCAGTGGAGAATGCGCTGATTATTAGTGGCGCATCAGGCATCTGGTTAAGGTCGGCAAAGCAGTTGGTGATAGAACCGAAGAACACCGGTCTGTCATCTGCCCATACCTTCATCATATTCTGCTTAGCACCGTTTAACTGGATGCCCTTGTAACTAAGTAGAGCCATGTTTTCGATGCTCAGTCCAAACACCCTTGCTTCCAGTGTCGTTCCTGATATCCCGCCGTAAGCACCTATCTCTATTTCTGCTTTGATGTTGTCGATGGTCAGGATGTTGTTTCCTGACTCATCGAAAGCACCGTCTTTCAGCGTGAACTGAAATTTCAGCGTTCTCTTTTTGTAGGTCATGCTGCCATCTCATCTGCTGTGGCATAGAACAGCTTGAATCGCGCTCCAAGCTCATCATAAACAGGGTCGAGGCTTCCCTTGGTGTCTGCGAAGAAAAGCTCACCTTTAAATCCGAGATAGGGGTAACGGACTATTTTGTTGCAGTTATGGCAAAGCACTCCTTGCGCTATCCACAGATTATCTAAGCCAACGTCGATAAACAGGCCTGTAGAACGCTGCACGATGCGTAGAGTTACTGACTGTCCATCAAGGTTAACGCTGACTTCCTGAGCCTTGAGAGGCTTGAGAGAAATATTCTGCATCAGGATAACCCCGCTACCAGTTCATCTACCGTCGTGGCAAGGTTTTTGATAGACGATGTTGCCGCGCCATTGATAGCACTCGTCGCACCTGACGTTGCATTGCTAACGGCATTTGTTACGGAAGTAGCTACGGTTGTTGCAGCACTGGATACTGACTCTTTCAGGCCGATTAGTGCGCCTTTGACATCTTCAAGGGTTGAGTTAGTGGCCGTTGAGTTAGCCTTCTCCGTCACGACGCTTGCGGCCTTACTTGTGCCGTTAGCTGTGGTGTTGTTATTGGCGGTCGTGCTGGTCAATGTCACCTCGGCTTCCTGCAGAACGGACTGGAAAATTGCCTCTACGGTTAGCAGCGTCACGTCGCGATCTGATGTCCGGTAATTGTATCTGACGAGGTCGTAGTCCTCATACGTCGTGTCAGGAGTCTCAATATCGTAAACCTGAGCATCAGCAACCATGGCATCCAGAGCCACCAACATGTCTGAGCGGCTCGTCAGAGTGAAATTGGTCAGGTTGGGAATGCTTCCACTAAAACCCGTCCACCCCTCCAGGGTAAACAGCACACGGATAATCGGCGGTCGCTTCACCTTGTTAAAGCTGCTGTAAGAACCCTGTTCGATTGGAGCGGAAACAACCGAGGCATCAGCACCATACTCAATCCCCAGAAACGATGAGGGGGACAATGCCCTTAAGCCTGATTTCAGGTAAATACCGTAACCAGGCGAAAGGGTACTGTTGATGATGGAAAAGATGTTGCCGCTATTTATCGCGCTGAGTAGCGTTGTTTCGTTGAGTGAAAAGGCCATATTAACCCTGCCCTGTCATTGCTGGAGTCACCAGGCGGTTTCGCTGAAGATTCCTTTGGATATCCGCGCCGAGAGCATTAGCATTTCCAGCAGATGTCTGCATATTCATCTCGCCAATGTTAATCTCGGTTTTGCTTCCACTCTGCGCTGGCGCATTGCGTGAAGCAGATGAACCAGCACCTAACTGGATACCTCCCATGATGTCGGATGAGCTGATATAACCCTTCCCGTTCTCATGATCGACGATCCCCTTCATTAACCTGGCTATCGTTGATGTGTCACCAGCGTTAATCGCTTCGTTCGCACCTTTCCCAGTAGCCTTTGATAGTGCGGAGACATATGCGTCCACGTTGTTTCCGTCAGACGCTGGGGCGTATGTTTTAACGATAGACGAAAGAGTATTAACGCCACGCTTGAAGTAAATTTGAAGTTGCTTGTACAGAGCTGCGACTCCGTGCTCCATTGACTCGAATACCGCAAATCTACCGCCTTCGCCACCTTCCATTGTCGCGCCAGCCTGGCCTACATAGTTCAGGTTTCCCGGGTTGTTATTACGGATGCCGCGAGGCATTGTTCCGTACGCATCATAAGAGTTATCAACAGACTTTAAGCTTCGCCACCATTTCAGGAATCTATTTTTTGGTGAGTCTTTCTCGGAATCTTTATCTTGCAATTTCTTTACAAGATACTCTCCGGTACTCATGTTCTGTTGCTTTGCCTCGGATTCCGCATTTCCAAGTTTATCCCATGCACTAACTGCCGCCATCGCAACCAAAAGAGGACCAAATGATTTTGCCACTCGACCCACGGCAGAAATCATTCCCAATGCCCAGCTTCCGGCAACATACACAAGCAGAATTTTTAAAGCATTTTCCCACCCACCCACAGCATCAACAACCTTGTTAATTTCATCTGCTGTGTCGGAGAAGAATTTGCTTATCTCAGGTCCGTGAGTGCTAATCCATATCCCGAACTTCTCAATCAGGGGAATGAGCTTCTCGATGTATGGAATCAGTGCCTCGTAAAGTACCTGAGATGCTGCAGAAAAGTTCTGCTTCATCTCTTCCAGGCGGCGGTTAAACTCCAGTGCCTTTCTGGTTGCTTCATCAGTAGCCCTGGATATCTTCGCAAAACGGTCAGCATCCTGAACCAGAGAGCCGTTAGCAAGCCCCTGCTGAGTGGCATTATCAAAGCCAAACATCCCGCCAAATCTGCGCTGAGCGTCTTTACTCAATTTGCCCCAGTTGCTGGCAATCTTGCGCATGATTTTTTCGGCGTTGTCGTTCTGGTAATCGAAGTTAGCGCCTGTTGCACCGGCGAATGAAGCCAGAGCGCCGAAAAGTGGATCGTCCTGTCCGCCACCGGTTCGAATGTTTGTCAGCGTCTTCTGGAAGTTACCCAGCGTGCCGGCCATGCGTTCTGCAGTTGAACCGGCTGCTGCTGCTGCTCTCTCCCATCCATCAAGAGACTTTGCTGAGATATCCAGAGCGCGTGATTCAATCCCCAAACGCATCAGGTCTGATGTCATGTTGGTGATGAAGGTCTTAATGCCCTGCGCCGATAAAGTAACGCCTACCAGCGCAAGTAATTCTGTTCGGATTGAGCCAAAAAATGAGGCCGCTCTTTTACCTGCGGCCTCCATGTCTTTAGCTGTCTGGTCAGCATTCTTTCTGGTATCGTCCAGGCCTTTTTTTACTTCTGTCTGGCCTTTCTTGAATCCGGAAGAGTCAAGACCAAGAGTGACTACCAGTGAGTCAATAATCGTTGGCATCAGCCATTCTCCTGAGCCCTGTTGATGACCATTTGGTTGTAATTGTCGATCGTAATGACCTCAAGCCACCACCATAAATCCTCTACACCAAGCGTTGTGCTTAGCTCCGTCAACGAGCATTTACCCGATGACATAACCGTTGCTATTGTTTTAGGTACGTTGGCATAGTCGGTCAGGCCAGCGATTTGCTGACCCATTACCGGAGGGATGTCTAACTGGCGGCGGCGGTTAAAAAATCGACGTGCAGCTTAAAGACTTCACCGCGAAGTTTCAGGCGAGTCATAACTTCTTCAGTATCATCGTCAATCAGGTTGCGCTTAACACTCTGATTGGCTGGGTCTGGAACGGCCTGAACGCACTTCATCAACTCGTCCAGGAGAGGCCGTGCATCCTCTGGAGGGATTTTAGCCACCATTTCGAGGCCGACTTTCGCCATGCCTGCCATACCCATATCTGAAAAGTTATCCGGAAGATTAACGCCGTTTTTAGCCATTGCCAGTCCGGCACGAATTGCCCACCATTCAGCCTGAGTAGCAGACATTTCGCGAATGTAGAAAACCTTCCCATTGTCACGGCCTTTATCTTCGACGGTGTAGAAAATCTCTTTGCGTGCCATATTAGTCCTTATGCGATCTCTTGAATTTCGGTGGCAACAACGCTTCGGAGTCTGTTTTTCCTCTGGCGAGTCTATTAAAAATGGTGCTTATGTTTAGGTTGTATTTCTCAGCAGCCTCAGCAACCGTCATTTCCCCTGACGGGGTGGAAATGAATCGGTTATCTCTCTTATTTCTGCACTGCTGTTTCTTACTCGCCCATCTACAATTTTCCAGGCAATACCCTTTATTGACATCAATTCTATCTATGCTGTGACTTTTTGATGGCCTCTCTCCCATATCTAAAAGAAAGTTTTCATATTTAGCCCATCTATCGCACACAGATATACCTCTGCCGCCATACAGGAAATATTTGCCATTGTTTTTGTTATTGCACCTTGCAAGCATGGCTTGCCAGCTGCTGTAGGTTAGAGATTTGTAATCCCCGTGCGTCTTGAGGTTCTTCCCCCATGAGCAGCCACACGTTTTGCTTTTGCCATATATTAGGTTTCTAAAATTAATGGACTTTTCATTTCCGCAATCACATGCACACTGAACCATAAGGTATTTTTTACCTGATTCGTGCATTTCTTCTTTTGGGTTGCTTAATGCTAAAAGGCTTCCAAACTTTTCGCCTTTGATATTACGTGATAGATTGTTGATGGCCATTATTCCTCCACATAGGTTTATGGCTAATTAGCCCTGACTATTCGCGTAGTCGGGGCTTTCTAATTATACCATTTTTAACCCTGGAAGGCCTCTCCAACAACAGACTCCCAGTTAATCTGGAAGGTCATTGCCTGCAGTACGCGCTGCGCATCAGGGATGGCTTTTACGCGTTGCAGGATGCCGTTGGTCAGCGTGAACTTGCGACTAATCGCCGGGAGGATGATTGTTGCGTTGCAGCGGAATACTGCTTTCGAGGTCAGTGACGTAAGCTGCCAGGTCTCGAACAGGTCACGCGATGGACTGTCAGGCATGATTGTGATCGTCTGCAGATATTCACCGAAAACGAAGCCGCCAGAGAGTTTACCGTCAGCGCCACGTACGGAAACCGCCATTTCTGTATCACCCAGAGCAAACATCGCGTCCGCTGCGTATCCTTCCAGCGTTTGAGCGCTGGGGAAAAGGTTGGTAACAGTGAGGGCAAAAATAGAGTCTGCACTCGTAATTGTGTTAGACATTGATTGCTCCTTACTGAACCATTACTGAAGCTAAAGTGAGTTTCTGTACGCTTCCACCATCGGTGTAATAAAGCGAGCACCCCGGGCGAATACGCTGAGCGCGTTGTTCTGCTGTTGCCTTGGGAATGTACAGATACCAGCCTTTTGCTGTGATCGAAGGAATCACATCGGCTCCAACAGCATTATTGATTTCTGATTCCTGAGAGCTGGAAAGGTCAATTCCGGTACGAATACCACCAAACGCAATACCCTGATTGATGGTGTCTGCAAACGAAGCCTCAATGGCCGCATCGCCTCGGGTGTTATATGGGAGTGACCTGTTTGATTTAAACAACTGAATGGCGTCGCCCATCAGGTTTGCATTTAGCCAAATCTGGAAGCAGAATGAATCCACCCATTTAAAGTCACCTGTGATCGTCCCGTCAGCCCAGTAATTCTCTTCAACTTTGTTTTCTGAATACTGTCCGTAGAAGTTGTATCCATTCGCAATCAGTGCATCGTAATTTGCTGAGGTACTTACTTCTGTTAACAGCCCAGATAGTTCACGATACTTAAGGGTTACTCGACCTTCTAACCTGTCGAAGTCAAGTGATGCAGCATATCCAAGGATGCTTGCCGCGTGCGCCTGGTCACCGAATACTGGGATTACATTCGAATAGTCGTAAGTGCTGATGATTTTGTACGCCAGCGTATCAGTTGAGCCAGACACCAGCGCGGATTCTTCCAGCGTGAATGGCACGTAGCCGAACCGGTAATTTTGCCCGTTAACCCAGGCTGAAAAGTCCAGCGCTTCCTGCTCGGTGGGCGTGAAGGATGTAGTGAAGATTGCCCAGTTCTGAGAGCTATCCAGCACTGACTGCATCGCCGTGGTGACTACTGCAGCATCTGCGCCCTGTGACAACTGAGCGCCGGTGGCGGCTGTCAGTTTCAAACCAGCAGAAAGAGTGCCGGTTGCGTATGTGATGGTGCTCGCTGCTCCATCGGTCGCACTGGTGATGATGAATCGCTTTTGAGTGGTGTCGTACTCTACCGTAACGCTGGAGCCGATGCCTGTTTCAATCAGGTCAGCAGCCATGGCAAAGCTTGTTGCTGTGCTCAGGTCAATGCTGGCTGATGTCACCGCAGTTCCGTCAACGGTCAGGGTCAGTACACCGCTAAGCAATTTCAGCTGGTCTAACGTTACTGCCGCCATTGAGCCTGAGCGTAACCATGCTGCGGCTGCTTCGGGGTTAAACCGTGCAAACAGCAATGCGCCCGGTGTCTTGGTTGAATTGTCGTAGCCCTGAAAATACACTTCAGCCATACTGAATTCTGGTGATGCACTGCCGAAATAGGCTGCTACGTCTTCTTTGTTCGTGAATGTGATAACACTCCCCACCGGAGCATAAGCGCTGTCGGTAAGGATGAGGCCATTCAAGTCAAGCGCTGAACCGCCAGCAGGCAAAACGCCAGGGTTAATCTGGACGTCCTTTCTTAATGGGATTGCCATTTATTAACTCTCCGGAGGGTATTTTAAATCTGCGGCAATAACGCCGACTGTAATGCTGTCCATGAAGTCCTGGCGTGTGGTAACAGACGGGTTGAATTGCCCGATGAATTCCATCGTCCAGCGGCCTTCGTATTGTTGCTCGCCGTTTATCATCGTTGTCTGATGAGGGTGTGAGCAGTAAAGAGGGGTGATGACGTTGCCGTTCTGTTTGAACCATTCACAGGCAAAGTCTGAGCGGATTAGCGTGCCGATGATTGCTGCGTTATCAGCGGCGCTCTCACCGTAACAGTCAATCTGACAAGGCCATTGGGTGCTGCGCTGGTTGAGCTGCTTACCTTCGCCATAAACGCCGTTGTCGTCGTATTTGACTCGGTTGGTAGACAGACCTATCTGCTTCAGCGGCGTCATGATGATGAAGTCATTAAGCGGCATTGGCGTGAGGTTCTGCTGACCTACCAGCACGTTATCTATGGTAAGACCGGTGATATCCATCAGAAACGCCTGCAGCGCAATACGCAGGTCAAGCTCAGTGATGTCTACTGTGGCTGTCATGGCGACCTCTGCAGGTTAACAATCACTCGGCACCAGTCCGGATAAAGCTCTGCTACTTTCACAACCAGCCATGTCTTGCCATCCACAATCAACATGTCACCGCCCTGCTGTTCAGGCCGGTTAATGCCATTGAAATTCCCATTCAGATAGGCGCTTTGCAGAATCCCCTGAATGTTTATCGCGTCAATCTGCTTAAGGTCTGTGGATGACAGAGACTGCATCTGCACAATCACATCAACATCTGTGTATGACTGCACACGCTTACCGCCCGGTGCAGTCGTGAATCCGCTGTTCACTTTCAGAACGCCGGAAACGTCAGGGTTAACCGTTGTGATCGCACCGCGAACAATTTGATGCAGATTCATCAGGTAACCTCGTAGTTAACATCGCCAATCATCACCCTGGTGTCGACGAGAGGCTTATCTGACTGGTTAGGCATTATTTTCCTGTTTCTGCGTCGCTCAAGCGTGACTGGAGATAACGCAGGCTCAATGAGCGTTGCAATCGACTCCTGGATATCACCCTTTATCTGAGCGCCGACGACCTCAAGCACCGTTCTGGAATCAAGACCTGAAGAAAGACCGCGCTCAATCGTCTTTTTCCACTCTTCCTGCTTATCTGCGATTGCATTGCGGAAGAATGGGCGTGGAGGCTGATTGTTTGCCGGGTCACCGTACTCGTTACGGGTGGCAACCATCGCAACGCTGGTTCCGTCTGGATAGGTTGAGCCACCGAGAAAGCCAGCCCTTACCTCAGTGGCATTCAGTCGCTCAGCCATTCCTTCCAGGTACTTATCGAGGCCGTCAGACATAGTTATCTCCAGGATAGTAATTAGCCATCCGGTAGACTTTCGTCGCTTGCCAGAAGTCCATGCCGTATGGGCTCTGCGTATACCACGCATACCTGAACTCAATAGGGCCAAGGTCAGATGAAACTGACACGCTGCCCTCTGTCGCCGATGCAATGCGCCCAACCATTCCTGAGCCACCACGCCCCCGATTGTCGCCGTAACGCACATATGCCAGATGCGCCATGAGCATGTAGAGCAAACGCTCTCGCTTCACGACGTCATCGACGAGTGAGTAATCGGTGTTATTCAGATAGTCAGTGGACTGGTCAAACAGGAATGGAAGGATTGCATCTGGAACGTTGGAGAACTCAGGGTACATGGCGCGGAAACTGGCAATATCCAGAGTCACGACAGCCATGGCTTATTCCTCTTTATCTTCCTCTACGCCTGCGTCTTTGGCGATAATTAACCTGCTCAAGCCCAGTTTTCTGGCGTGAGCGCTCCAGAGAAGCATCTGCTGCTGATTTCTCATCAGTAACAGCAAAGACGATGCCATTGCGAATGAATGGCGCGTCCTTGTGATTCTTCTCGAAGGCTTCCCATGCTTCAGCAGGTACGCCTTTTGTCATGCCGAAGCCGTTAATCAACTCAGAAGAGTTGGCACCCGCCAGGGTGATCGTCTGATCACCGTGACGGAATGACAGGCCATTTGGAAGTTTGCAACCAATAACGTAGGTTGAAGGCTTAGCCATTGATTAAACCCCCAGAAGCTGAGCGAACAGGAACGGCTGAGTAATCACCGCGCCGTAGGTGGTGCCAGAGTGTTTCTGCTTCCAGCTTGAAGTCATGGTGATGACCGGGTGAGCACGCAGTTTTTCGCTGTATGCGCAGTAACCCGCATCCTGACCCTGGGCGGTCTCAACAAACATCTGCACTAGTTCACCTGCATCGGTGCTGTACTGAGGTGCAACTTCGATACGCAGATTAGGGAAGGTGGCCTTGATCATCTTCTCTACTGAGTTACCGAAGATTTCGTTGGACTTTTTGACCCAAACAGAAGTCTTAGGAGACATAGCAAGAACCAAAGGAGACGCTTCATCCACGCCATCGCCAACTGCACCGTTTGTACGAGCAATCAGATCTGCATACAGAGCCAGGATATCGTTGTAGATGTCGATAACCTGCTTGTCTTTCCACAGAGTCACGCCGCCTACAGTTGCTGGGGTAATCGGAGTTGGCAGTGATGGGTCGTTCAGGAT